ATTAAACGTACATTAATAATATCAGCATCATCATTTAACGGAACGCAATAACATGTTAACTTTATTAAATCAACACTATCAATAGTACATACTTTACTATAACCATCGTTATTAGGCTTTACTAAACTTCTTAAAGCATCTCTTAAATCTTTGCTCATTATCCTACTTTTGCTCCTAATGTAAATATTTGATGATTGCCAGCATCGACACTATAAATTCTTTTTACTTTCTTAATTAAAAATGTACCATCACGCTCAGGTAGTTTAGTACTTATAATTTTTACCCTATCTCCATGATTCATAACTGGTTCTCCAAACGTTTCAACATCACCTCTATAACCAGTGTATTTATTTTCCTTAATCCATTCTTCAGCCGCTAATTTTAAAGCTGCTGCACTCATGTTGTATTTATGTATAGTAATTTGGTTTCCATCGGGATCTCCAAATATGATAGGATCACTTTTAGTATTGTCAGGAAACATCGAAATTGCAGAACATTGTATTCTAACATCTTCAGCCCTAGACCACTCTAAAGTGTCGCTATTAATTATCACCTCCTCCATTTTAAAAGTAGATTCGTGAGTAATAGCAGCATCGTTTGCAAAACCAACATGTAAAACTCTAACTGGTTTATTAGTTTTAATGTCTATTACTACTTTTCCTGTTGTTTTATTTACCTTATCTATAAAATATGAATATAAACCGTATTCCGATTTAAGTTTATCTAAAGCAGCAGCAGGAGTTGCATTAATCATTCTAAATTGTCCTAAATCAATATCGTCTATTATATCATATTCAATATCATGGTCGGTTAAACAATAATCTAATAATTCATCTAATTTAACGCTAAATGGAATAATTTTAGGATGTTTTAATAATTTACCTTTTTTTGAACGTTCAATTAATCCAACTTTTGATGGGTAGTTAATAGTCCATTGTTTTAACAAATACATTTCATCTTCGCAATCTAAAACCGTTGGCACATTTGTTCCTACATTTTTAATGTAACCAGTAAATACAGTTGTTAAATTTGGAACGTAACCAATTGAAACTTCAATACTATCACCTCTTTTAAATATTGGATCGCTACCTTCAAATAAATTTTTACCTTCAAAACTAAGTTTTCGAGGTATAGTAATTTTACAAGTATCGGTTAAATTCTCATAACTACTTTCAATCTCAATAGAATGTACAAAATTAAAACTAACTTTTCTATTAGTACCTTTTGAAGTAATTGATATGTTACATTGACATTGTAGCATTAAAACATTGATTTTTGAACGTATGGAACTCTAGTTGAAAATATATCTTTTTGTTCTAAACTTGTGCTTAATTCAATAGCACTATCTGAAATCATATTTATTTCAATATCAATTATATTCCTTGCTCCTTCTCTTTGACCAAATTTATAAGATTCAACAACTACGCTATTTATCTTAAATTCTTCGCAAAAAGAACAGCTAATAGGTAAGGTTAAAGGAGCGTTTAAAAAAGCTACTAAAGCGTTTAAATCGTTTCTATCTGGTCTTTGATTTGCTATATCTCCAACAATAACACCTTTTAAATTAACTATAAAATCTCCGTTGCTCATGTACTCTTTAACAGTACCATTCATTCCGCTAATTGAAGTTTTAACTATATTTTTAGTTTGATTTACTTCTATTAAAGCAGTTTCAAAAGTAAAATTATCTATAATTCTTATTGCATTGATTCCAAAATCGACACTTGTTTCATAAGTTAAAGGATTAATTTGGCTAGCTAAAAAACTAAATTCATCAAATATTGGTTGTCCAAATTTACCCTTTTTAGTTTCTATTAAAGTTGTAATATCAAATGCACCTTGTTCTTTTGCAATCTCTTTATAATTAACAAAAGCAGCGTGTATTGCAGTTTTAGCAGCAGCACCGCCAGACGTTTTTAATATTAATTCAGCTTGTCCTTTTATGTTTGGTTTAAAACTATTCATTATGCCATTGCAATTAAATTAATATCATTTACCGCTTCTAATAATGCCTTAGAAACTAATTCTTTCATTCTACCAGCACCCTCAAGCATGTTATTTGTTTGAATATTTAATTCATGCACTAATTCGTTTATATTTATGTTTATAGCTTGCGGTCTTGCACCTGTTACTTCAGTTCCTGTTCCAAGTGATTTAGCACCCTTAGAACCACTTGCAGCAGCTCCACCACCAATACCAGCACCGCCACCTTCTAAAGTTTTTAAATAAGCACCCCTACCACCTAAACTAGCAATTCTTTTTTGCGCTACTCTTTTTTCAGAATCAGTTTGAGCGCCAGCTAATTGTCTTTTCGCATCTGATAAATCAGCGGATAACATTGTTTTACTAACTCTTAATGCACTTGCAGCAGCTTTTTCTTTTGAATATCCTAATTTTTCATATTTAGAAATCAATAAATCAACTTCATTTTTTTCTTGATTAAAAGCACTTTGCATGTTTTTTTGCATGCCAGCAGCGTGTAATTCTTGAACTGTTTTATATTGACTAATTAATATATATAATATAGCAACTAAAGCCACCACAGCCACAATCACAGCTCCAATAGGGTTAGTAGTCATTGCAAGATTTAAACGCTCTTGAGCGATTGTATATAACGTTGTAGCAGTAGTCCATATTTTTATAGCAACAACTATTGCAGTTATTGCTCCAGCTATTTTCATAAATACTATAACAGTTTCTTTATTTCTTTGCACAAATTGTAGCATTTTAGATAATAAAGATATAACACTTGTTATAGCAGGTTTTGAAGCCTCATAAAATTCCATCAATGTGTTTGTAAACTGGTCTTTTAAATTTGATATTTGACCACCAACGGCTGCGCTTTGTTTTGCTAAACCGCCATAAAACATACCGCCTTTAGAAGCTGCTTTTTCAAATGAAGATGCTAATTGTTCATAGGTAATATCCATTTCACGAACTTCAGCAACATTTTTACCCATCGTTTTAGCTAACATTTGATAAATTGGTATGCCAGCAAATGCAAATTGCTTTACATCCATTGCACTTGCTTTACCTAATGTTTTAATTTGCTGTAAATTTACAGCCATTCTATTTAGTTCATCACTACCTCCACCTGTTGCAGCAATAGCGTTACCTAAACCCATTACCATTGAACGTGCATCATCAGCAGTAGAACCGGCACCTATTAACATTGCATTAGCTTGCGTTAAACTACTTACGTCAAATGGAGTTTTAGCAGCATCTTCTTTAATTTGATTAAAAGCATTATTAGCAGCTAAACTAGAACCTAACATAGTTTCTAAACGTGCTTTATAAGAATCAAATTGCGCTCCAGTAGTAACCATTTCTTTAGCTAAAGCACCAACACCAATACCAGCGGCTAAACCTCCTAATTTAGAAGTTAAAGAGTTCATTTTAGAATCCATGTTAGCCGTTGATTGCTCGGCTTGCTTCATGTTTTTACTAAAGTTATTCTTTAGATTTAATATGTATTCTAAATTTTTTGCCATTTATTCTTTTGAAACTAATGTTCCGTTAAACTTTAAAACCCAATGTAATTCAGCTACCTTTTTAGACCATTGATTATCTGTTAATTTATTTGGATTAATTCTATAATAAAAGCCGATAAGAGCATTGTTTTGTGCTATCTCATCGGCTTCTAATTCTTTGTTATAATCTTTTAATTTTTTTTTAAAGTCGCTTTTTGAACTGTTAGCATTTCTGCTATTACTTCTTCACATGCCACTAAAGCATCATCATTTTTTAATATTAATTCTAAATTATCACCACCAACGTATAAATTTTTTAAAGCAGCTTCAACAGCTTTATCAAATGCGCTATTGGTTGCAAATTTAGTAACCATTGAGCGAGTTGCTTTATCTGGTTTCTTTAAATAAATTACAGCTACTTTTTCAGAATTATCTTCATCTAAAGGAACTGTAACTGTATAAATTTTACCATGTTTAGCTTTTAATTCATTAATCAAATTTTCATTTTCCATATTTGTATTTTTTTTACAAATATAATAAATAAATTACAAATATTGAACGTGAGAAATTAATAATTCTAAATCAACTGGTATTGATGTATCGCCACTTGAAGATGAGCGCTTATTATTCATAAATCTGCAATTTTTCAATACATGTTTACGAGTAATTAATGCAGCATCTAAATAAATAACAATAATGTCAAATTCAGGAATATCTTGTATGCGACCTAATGGCGCAACAAGTTGAATATTCTCTAACTCCTCCATTAAAACAGTCATTTTTGCTGTTGGTTCAATTTTACCATATCCACGACTAACTGGCATACGACCAGCTCCGTAGATGTTTTCCATTCCTTGTTTTTCTTCGTATTCAATGTTAGTGATTCCGATAATTGGCGTTCCTAAAACGTTTACAACTATATCAGCCCACTCATATGATTTTCCGTTTATTAACGGTACTATTGTATATGCCATGTCTTTTTATTTTTTAAATTGATAATGCAAAACCTATGTTAACTGTAATTGTATCAGCAACACCAACTGGAACTAATTTAACCGAAATAACTAATTCATTATTTACTAAAACTAATTGATTTGGATTAATTATTACATCAAATGCTGATAATTCAA